CGCGCTCAACTTGATACGCGCACGTTCCGCCAGGAATTCGAAGCGTCCTTCGAGAACCTGACTGGTTTGGTGGCCATTAGCTTTTCGGACGACAACATTTCAGCGGACGCCAAAGACATTTCGATCCAACCATTGCTGTTGGGCGTTGACTTCAACGTGGATCCCATGTCTGGCATCTGTGCGGTCAAAGATCAGGACACGTTGTATGTGTTTGACGAGATCATGCTGACGGGCGGTGCCACAACTTGGGATTTTGCCGATGAAGTTACCCGTAGATACGGTGTGGATCGTCGGGTTATCGCTTGTCCTGACCCAACAGGCGGTGCAAGAAAGACAAGTGGTGTGGGCGTAACGGACCATGCAATCCTCAGGCGCAGTGGCTTTACGGTTCAGAGTCCTAGGTCGCCGTGGAAGATCCGCGACAAGATCACAGCGGTCAACACTGGTCTAATGGATGCTTCTGGGGCGCGACGGGTCAAGATCCATCCACGGTGCAAGGAGTTGATCAAGTCGTTGCGGACGCTGACTTACGCACCAGGGACTGGTTTGCCTAACAAAAACCTAGGTGTGGACCACGCCTTTGATGCTTTCGGGTATCTTGTGTTGCAGCAGTTCAACTTGGCCAAGCCTGAGGCCATGGGAACTACGTCATACCGCTTGTATTGAGGATGTTTCGTCCGCTCAACGCACCTTGTTGTCCGAAATGTGGGTCAGAGGAGTCAAAGGTGATGGGGCGATATACGTCGCAGGACAATGATTGCGTGCGTGAGCGGCGTTGTTTGGACTGTGATCATCGGTGGAAAACGCTGCAATCGCCTGAGGAGGAGCTTCATCCGTCAGTGCAGGTAAGATTTTTCCGATGGAACTCACCTAGCGGCAAAAAGCGGCGTGTAACGCTGGAATACGGGGCTAAACCTGTTTAGGATGCGTCTACTGCTGCTTTGTTCGTATGGCTGACAAAAAAAGCGCTGCGATGAAGCGGTGTGAGGGTTACATGAAAGCCGTTCGCAAGGGCAAGAAGAAGGCTAGTAAGAAGAAAAAGTAACGGTTAGACTGGGCATGTCGTCGCATTTTGCGTCATGCCTAAGGGTCCAGGGACTTACGGCACACAAAAAGGCCGTCCGCCTAAGAAAAAGAAAGGCATGAAGAAGGGCAGCAAGAAGATGTGAGCCTTATGCTGTAAACAACGCACTTTTCGTCATGGCACCCAAGAAAAAACGTGGTCTCTATGCCAATATCGCTGCTAAGCGAAAGCGGATTAAGGCCGGTTCTGGCGAAAAAATGCGCAAGCCGGGCGATCCTGGCGCTCCAACAGCAAAAAACTTTAAAGACGCCGCTAAAACAGCCAAAAAACGTAAGCCGAAAGGTAAAAAGTAATGGCTGAAAAGAAAAAACGCAAAAAAGGGCCAAATCTTAGCGTTGGCAGGGGCGAAAAACGTCCTGCTAGCAAGGGTGCTGGGCTGACAGCTAAAGGTCGAGCTAAATACAACCGCGAGACTGGTTCTAATTTAAAACCGCCAGTAAAAGGCAAGCCAAAAAACAAAAAAGAGGCTGCACGCAAGAAGTCTTTTTGCGCAAGAAGTAAGAGCTGGACAGGCGAGCGCGGCAAGGCTGCTCGGCGTAACTGGGGTTGCAACAACTAATCAACGGTTAAAATGATGACATGACTTACTCCGTCCCAGGGCTCGTCAGGACCCATCTGGTCAGCAGCTCCTATATGGGGAGTGTTGACAGTCCGTTTGTGCGAACGCGGGCAGTAATCGACCAGATGAAGGGCTGGGAGATTATGAAGGCCGTTACAAACGGCACGGAGTATTTGCGTGATAACTGCGAAGCATTTTTGCCTTTAGAGCCGCGTGAGGACTACAGCGCGTACTTAGCGCGGGTCAATCGCTCTGTTTTTACGCCTTATACGCAGCGTTTGCTTCGTGCAGCAGCTGGGTTAATCCTGCGAAAACCAATTAGCGTCCAG